ATGTTCAAGCGCTACCCGTACACGATCGGCCTCATGGCCGTCATATCGTTCATCGTCTGCATTGTGTGGCTGTTCACCCATGACGCCTGCATGCATCCGTTCGGCAATGGGCTGGCCGCGTGGTGGGCGTTCCTCGTCGTGCCGACCCTGTTCATCGCCATCGTCGAGGAGCAGGGAGACGAACAGTGAGCGGGATCGTCTGGCAGCAGTGGACAGTACTCGCGGTGTACGTGCTCGCCGAGCTTGCGGACATCGCCCTCATCGACCCGTCTCAGGCGAGTCGGAAGCCGTCGGACACGTTGGCTCGCACGTTCTGGCGCGCCGGCATGGTCGCGCTCGTGCTGACCATATGAGACTTGCCCGCCATCATTGCATTCCCTTCCAATATGGCGGGCGGCGACAAGGAACAAGTCGTTAACACCACCTCTCTCAATGATCGCGCCGCCGGTCCTCTCCACCGGCGACGCACCAAGGGCGGGCAGGTTCGCCCCCGGTCGAGATTCGCGTCAGGCGGGCGCGGGCAAAGACCGGGAAGCCGTTCGATTCGGCCACCGTCCACTGCGATCGCGTCAACGTCGCCCCCTCGCACGCCACTGACAGGACACGCGGAATGCCCGTGCGAGCGGGGAGCGATGGACACGGCAGGCTTCGACTCCTGAGGCCGCACCACCGAGTCCAGCGCGACCGCAACCCGCAGACTCAACAGCGACCCGCAATGGGATCGCACGCTGATCTTCCCCCGCTTCGGCGACGTGGTCGTTGACCGCGACCGCCGGCAGGTGTCCGCGCGCTGCATGTGGAAGATCAAGGCCGACTACCAGATGAAAGGAACCAAGAAATGACCGAAGAAAAGACCGATATCTCGCTTGAGGAACGCTTGGCGAAGAGACTCGCCGCCCGTCTGCCCAACTACGACGATGGCCGCGCCGACACCGCCGTCGTGAGGGACGCGCTCGAATGCGCGCTCAAGGACGCCGGCGTGCGCCTGTGCGAGCCGGTCAAGGCGAGCGTGTATGTCGCCCCCGATACTGGCGGGCTGCCCAAGTTCCTCGAAGAGGCGTTCAAGAACGCTCAGCCGATAGGCCGCGTCATCGCCGAGGAAGACGAGGAAGACAAGGAAGACGACGAGACCCTGGCCGAGCTGGAGCACATGCGCGACGTGGCCGACATGGCCTATATGGCGCTCTCCGACCTCGCCCTGCACTGCCACAACCGCCGCGAAGACGTGGCATGGGGCATCGCGCACCGCGCAGCCGAGGACGCGCACGCCCTCGCCACGTTCGTCGGCGACTGGATCGAGGACATGGAGGACGAGGACTAGTGGCCGACGAAACCGTCATCACGATCATCGGCAACCTCACCGCCGACCCCGAACTGCGCACCCTGTCCAACGGCAATCCGGTCGCGTCGTTCACGATCGCCAGCACGCCCCGCACCTACAACCGCCAGACGCAGCAGTACGAGGACGGCACGGCGTTGTTCCTGCGCTGCTCGGCGTGGAACGACCTCGCCCGGCACATCAGCCAATCATGCTCGAAGGGCATGCGCGTGATCGCCCAGGGCCGCCTCTCCCAACGCTCGTATCAGGCGCAGGACGGCACCAACCGCACCGTGGTCGAAATGACCGTGGACGAGATCGGCCCCAGCCTGCGGTACGCGACCGCGCAGGTCACGAAACAGGGCGGCCGCAACGGCTATCAGGGCGGCGGCACCTACGGCAACCCGAACGGCCAGCCCCCGCAGCCCCCGCAGCAGACGACACCGCCGCCGGCGTCCGACCCGTGGGCCAACGGCGGCAGCGGCCACACGCCGGACATGTTCGCCGCCGACACCGGCGAACCGGAATTCTAGAAAGGACACCCTCATGGCAAAGAAAAAAGACTCGAACCTTGTCCAGGACGCGCTCATACCCGACGAAATGAGCCCGCTGAGCCTGCTGGACTTCAACAGCTCGTGCGCGAAGATCAAGCAGGCGGCCGTGGACTTCCGCCGCGCGGTCAACCACAAGATGCAGCTCGAAACCAAAGACGCCTACCTCGACAAGTTCCACCAGATCGACCCGTACACCGAGGCCGTGTACGACACGGACGCGCTCGCGCAGCACATCATCGACTGCGCCGAGGTCATCAACCGGCTGCTCACCTATCCGAAGGACGCACGCCGCGCGGTCCTGTACGACAACCTCCACGACAGCCTCGCCACGTTCGAGGAAAGCGCGCCCGACTATCCCGATCCCGACGACGATGCGGACGAGACCGACAGCGGGGAGGCCGTCGATCCGAACACCGGCGAGATCAAATAACCCATCACATTGAGAGAGGTTCAACCATGACTTGGTTCATGATCGACGACGGCATCTACGACGCCCCGCAATGCGAGGAGCTTCCATTGTCCGCGATGGGCCTGTGGGCGATGGCCGGCAGCTACGTCGGCCGCCAACTGCGCCACGGCGACTACGACGGGGCCATCACCATGCAGCGCGTCAGGAAGCTCGGCGGCAGCCCGAAGCTCGCCCGCCAGCTCGTGGACGCCGGCCTGTGGCGCGAAACCGAGCCGGACGCGTTCGAGATCGTCGCCGCCAACCCGGACGGCACCATGCTCTGCAAGTACGCGGCCACCAAGGAACTACAGGAAAAACGCGCCCGCGCCGGCCGTGCCGGAGGCAAGGCGTCCGGCCGCTCGAGACGAAGCAAAAACGAAGCAAATGCTTCAGCAGACAGCGAAGCAAACGCGAAGCAAATGCTTCAACCGGACGAAGCAAACGACGAAGCACTTGCCGAAGCAAAAGGTGAAGCAAACGCGAAGCAAACCGGCAAGCAAAAACGAAGCACCCTTACCTATACCTATACCCATACCGATATAACCTCCCCCAACCCCTCCACGCCGACGCCCGAACCGGAGCCGGAGCGCACCACCATGGCCGAACTCGAGGCCAAGATGCTCGAAGACCAGTTCGAGACCGCGTGGAACGCCTACCCACGCCACACCGGCAGCAAAACCGAAGCCGAAAAGGCGTGGAACCTCGTCGTCCAAGGCGTCGCAGGCCGGCCGCCGGCCGACCCCAGACAGCTCATCGGCAGCGTCATCGCCTACGCCAAGACCGTGGACGAACCCAAATACGCGCCCAACATGAGCCGATGGCTGCGCCAAGGCGCATACACGGACACCATGCCCAGCCAGCCGAAACCCTACCGGCACGCACTGCCCGACGGCACCGTCATCGACGACCGGTGGATCACCAGCCACATCCGAGACCACGTGCCCGTAGGCACCTTCACCGACGCGATGAGAGCCGACTTCTGGGCCTGCGTCAAAACCGGCATCGACCCGGAACAAAAAGCCAAGGAAATCATCAACGAATGCCAACGAAAGGCCCAGAGATGAGCGCCAAACCCACCGACGAAACCCGCCGCATCGTACAACGGCGAGACCGATACCGATGCGCCATCTGCGACCGGGAAACCGGCAGCCACTGGAGCGGCGACAGCATCCACCACAGGGAACCGCGAAGCCACCCCTTCGACCGGCTCCACCAACCAGAAAACCTGCTCCAACTCTGCGGCAGCGGCACCACAGGATGCCACGGATGGGTACACGCCCACCCCAAGCGCGCCTACCGGCTCGGCTACCTCGTCCACATGGGCAAAGACCCCGCCACCATCCCCGTCTACTACCGCACAGGCGGCTGGCAGCAGCTCAACGCGGACGGCACACGCCATCCCTGCCCGCCACCCGAAGACCTCCCCGCCCATATCGACATCAAGAAAGGCAACGAATGAACACCCAACACGACATCACCGTCAGCGGCAAACCCCTCAACCCGCCAAAACCGCCAGCCAAACCACACATGCTGCTCTGGATCGACACCGAAACCACCGGCATCAGCCGCACCAACGCGAAACTCCTGGAGATCGGCATGATCGTCACCAGCATGGACGGCATCGAGGAACACGACCGGTTCATCTGCCCGGTACGCCCCGACAAGCTCAGCCTCTACGACATCGACCCCAAGGTGCTGCGCATGCACCTCGACAACGGGCTCCTGGACACCGTCATGGACGCCGACACCAACGAATTCGGATACGCGAACGTGGCCCGCAACCTCTACGAATGGATGCAGAACGAAGCCACCGAATACGAACTCCACCCAGCCGGCACCAACGTGGACTACGACATCGACCTGCTCACCAACCAACTCGGCCCCCACCTCCACCCCGACTGGCTCCGCCAGCTCACCAACCACCGCAAACTCGACCTCAGCACCTACCGGCTCAGCGATATGGCCCTCGGCCACAACCCCTACCAAGACCACACGGGCAACCACAGGGTCGAAGACTGCATCCGCCGAGACCGCAACGACTACGCCAACTACCTCGACATCATGCGAGCCGGACACCAAGGCATCCAATCATGAACACCGGCAAACGAATACCCGCAACCCTCACGGCGATCCTCGCCATCCTCGCGCTCGCGGCATGCGGAGAAACACCCAAAGGCGGCGGCCAGGGCACCGTGAACAACCCCGACCCCGGATACGTCCGCTGGTACGAACTGCCCGACGGCAGCGCGGCCGTCCGATGCTTCTCCGACTCCGGCGGAGCGTCATGCGACTGGGGACACATCGAACTCAGGGACAAGCAATGAACGCCCACACAGCAACCCCGGACCGCCCCAACCCCGTCATCGAACTCATCCGACGTCTCCGAAAGGCCACCCACCGACCCGAACCGGCCAACGATCCGACCATCTGCGCGATCTGCGGCGCACCGCTCACCGACAGCACGTCATCCATCTGCCCCGACTGCCGGGAACTCGAAAAGGACTGGTAAGCATGCACACCACATGGGCCAACGACCCCGTCAACTCACCAAACCACTACACACGCTCGCACCCGGGCATGGAGTGCATCGAACTGACCGCAGACACCAGCTTCTGCCTCGGCAACGCCATCAAATACCTCTGGCGCTACCACAGCAAGGGCCGACCCGTCGAAGACCTCGAAAAAGCCCGATGGTACCTCTGCCACGTCATCGACCACGACGAGAAGATCGCATGGACACGCCAACAACACGCCATCCTCGACACCCTCGCCAACGATCCCGCCATCCCCGACGCCGAAGCGCACACATGGGCGAAACTCCGGCAAGGCTTCCCCTATTCGGCCCTCGCCTGCCTCGACCGCCTCATCGAACACGAAAGGAACCAACAATGAGCACACGCATCTACTGCGACCAATGCGGCACGGAAACCAGCAAACGCGAAGCGCTGCGATTCAGCCTGTCCGGGTATTCGGCCAACCGCACCTCCATGGGCCAGTTCAACGACATCGATATCGACATATGCCCCGACTGCGCCCAACGGTTCAACGACCAGACCATCGGCACCGTCCACATACGCCGAGACCACCGAGACAAGCTCAGCCCCTACCTGCTCGAATACCAGCCCACCGACCCGAAAGAAGACCAAGCATGACCAGCATCATCACCAACGAGATCGAGGAACGCTACCCCTACCCAGACAACGGCGAGCGCCCCGTCACTCAGACGAGGCTCGGAGCGTGTTTGGCGTCGCGGAAGGCGTACGGGGCCGGGGCGACGAGGAATCCCACGGATCGTGAGATCGATATGGCGGCGCTCGCCATCTACACCGGCACGTCGGGTATGAGCGTTGAAGAGGTCTTGCCGTTGTGGCCGGACATGAACCCGGATGCGAAAGTCCAATACCGGAGGTTGGCGCGGTTGGCGATCACGGCCGCACGGATGGAGGCGCTGAAATGAGCGAACAGGTCGGGAAGATATTCACGCGCCAAGATGTGGCCGATGCTCTGCAAGACGCCTTTCTTCGGTTCGATACGTGCACGTCTGCTGACCCGGATCAGTATTCGTTCACGATCGAAGGACGTCACCTGATGATCGACTTCATCTTCGAGCATTACGGCATCCCGACCGACATCAGTGAACTGGAGGCGGGGCAGTGAGCAGTCAGTATTGCAAGCCTGCGGGCAGTGATCCGGTATGGCGTTGCCTGGTCTGCGGGCAATGGTGGCGGCTCGACCTACCCAATGGCGACTTCTGGGAGCCGATAAGCACGCTCAAGGCGTTCCTGCTCTACCACCCGAAATGGCGGGCGGAACGACGGCACAGGAAGGCATCCGCATGACACGCATTCGGATCATGTGCGATCAGACGGACGGCACCACCATCAAACTCGGCACCATCCAATCCGACGAGACCGGCGACACGCTCTACTCGGCGCACCCCAGCCTCACACAGGACATGTACCGGGGCACCATCACCCTCGCCCTATTGCGCTGGATCGGCCATCTCGAACAATTCAGCCAAATCACCAACCAACAAGACAAGGACGACGCATGAGCATCGACCTGACACAACAAGCGTTGAACGCGCTTGCTGACGCCGGCCTCGGCAACGACACTCCGGCCGAAGCCTACGTCATCGGATACACCCAAGGCCACAACGATGCGCTCGCGCTCGCCATCCGCATCGAACAAGCCATCACAGCCACGCCCCTCACCCCCGACGAACTCGACCTGCTCGCCCTCGCCCTCTGGGAGGCCAACGGCGAGCGCCCGACCGTGTACGAGAGCGGCAAGGCCGTCGCCGACGACGTGCTCGAATGGTGGAAGCAGGTGGCCGCGAGCGCATGGGGCTTTATCAACGGAACGGAGGCAATGCAGTGAGAAGGAACGGCAGACCATACGCCGTCGGAATCATGCCCATCGTCGTGGCCAGTTTCGCGGCGCTCGCCGTCGGGTACGGGCTCGGCGAACAGGCGCAGCTCGGCGAACAGGAGGCGCAGACCGTCACGCAGGAGGTGCGGCACACCGGCGACGTGAAGCGCCTGTGCCTGACCGTGAAAACAGGCGGGCGTATCGACGCGATCACCTGTCAGGTGCTCGACGACATGACGGGAGCGCTCTCATGAGCGATCGGATCAGACTCACCCCGGCCATGCGAGACCTGCTCTTGGAAATCTGGCAGAACGGCAGCGCCTACCCGCTCGACCGCAACCACAAGCGCACCTTCGAGGCGTTGGAGGCGCGGGACTATATCGAGCACGTCACTTGGGGGCGATGGCAGATCACCCCGCTCGGCGAGATCGTCGCCAAACAACTAGCCAAGAAAGGAAACCGGTAATGCAGGTCAGCTTCACCGCCCACGCGCCCAATCACAGCATGCTCACCATCCAGCAACGCCTCGAAGCCGCCGGCTTCACCAACGTGCACGTCAACGCCATCAGCGACAGCACACAACCCTTCACCCGCACCAACCCGGAAACCATCCAAGCCTACGAGGAAGGCAAACAACTCATGCAAGCACGATACGGCCGCTTCGACGCCATGGCAGAAGCCCGACACATCAACCCCTACCGCGACGGCGACCGATGAACTGGCGACACCAAGCCGCATGCCGCGACCACGACCCCGAACTCTGGTTCAGCGGCAACCCATACGAACAAGCGGCGGCGCTCGCCGTGTGCCGGCAATGCCCGGTCATCGACGAGTGCCGCCAGTTCGCCGACCATAACAACCGGATCAACGGCTACCCCCTGCAAGGCATCTGGGGCGGCCGCCAATACGGGGTCAAAGGACGACCCAGAAAGGCCCAACAATGAACAATATCGACACCAACGTCACCGCCTACCAGCTAGGCCCCATCACCATCATGCGCGGCACCGCCACCCCCACCCACAAGGTCGCCCACCCCGAATGCTTCGGCCGGTTCACCGTCATCGCCCTGTCACCGGCCACGGCGATCCGCAAATGCATGCGCCGCGTCGCCCGGATGTGCGCCGACTGCTCGGCACGCGAACAACTCGACCAACAGGAAGGAGCAAGGGCATGAAAGTCACCACTGGCATCAGACAGATCATCGAGGACTGGCACACCAAAGGCGTCAGCCCCGAAGAGACCGCGCAATCCCTGCGCATCCCCATCGACGAGGTCAAGGCCATCATCCTGCAAGCCCACCCCGCACCACCACAGCCCAAACGCCCCGAATTCCTCGAACCACACCTGCCCGCACTGGAAGAACCCGCCAACATCGGGGACAATAGGAAGGAAAGTTAAGGAAAGTACGCAAACCGTTGAAACGACGCCATTCCCAACCCCATCAAAGCATCGGGGACGGCGTTCGGGCAAATAAAAAGCCCCCACCTTGCGGCAGAGGCGCATTGTCCAAAAGGCAAGTCTACCAGCAAGGGCGGAGGATAGGAATGAACCAACAGGCATGCGCGGCGTGCGGCCACCAGAGCGACGAAGACCGGAACCTGTGCGACGAATGCACCAAGGAATGGGCCCGACGCCTCGCATGGCTCCTCAAAGCCGGCATGCCAGCCCTCCAACAAATCGCCTACAAACAAGCCACCACCCGCGAGCGCAGCCCCCGCCACGGCAACACGGCGTATGCGGCCCCGCCGGTCAACGAGACCGCCCAAGCCCTGTTCAATACGGTCGAGGTGCACTTGCAGCTCATGGGCGGCATGCTCAACATCACGCCCCTAGGCTACGACCGCTACGATCGGCCCCGCACGCTCAGGCAGTGGGCCGAGCTGATCCGCCTGCTCCTGCACCACATGGGCGCGCTCGCCGGGTTGGATTCGGCCGGCGACCTGTACGCGGACACCACGCGCCTCGCGGAAAAGGTGGATGCGGCGACCACGCGCACTGCCGAACGCCGGCTGATCGGCGTATGCCCCGACTGCCTCAACGAGCGCGACGAGCATGGCGAGCCGGTGCGCACGCCCATCTACGCCGCCCAATCCTCACGGTACGCGGTATGCCCCGTCTGCGGCGCATGGCTCGATTTGAAGCGCATCAGGCTCGAATACCTGCGCAGCGCGGGCCTCATGCACATCACCCGCACCCAAGCCGACGCCGCACGGTGGATACGCGAGAACACCGGCGTCAACGTCACGGGCAAGGACTTGGCGAACTGGCGCAGCCGGGGCAAAATGCCATCCACGCGGCGCATCGACCGCCATTACTGGGAGTGGAACATCATGGAGCTATTAGCCTGCGCGCAGGATCGCGCGGAACGCGACCACGGCGACGTTTGAGGTTTGAGACAAAAACGTGTTACGCTGTCGCGTGTAATCGGAGTATCGAAAAAGCCCTGCCCATGCCGGCGGGGCTTTTCTCGTATCCGGGATGGTTGGCCGAGTGGCCGAAGGCACCCGCTTGCTAAGCGGGCAAGCATGACACAAGCCTCATGCTTCGCGGGTTCGAATCCCGCACCATCCGCCAGCCGCCGCCGGCATCGTGCACAGCCGGCCATGCGGCACCCGAGAAACCACCACAGACAGACGCCTCGCCGACGGTTCTTCCCTCTTCTTCCCGCCGGCGAGCGCAGTCTGTCGATCCATACAAGCGTTCGATTGGAGGCATGCGTGGGCAATCTGCGATACAGCAATGGCTATCGCCGTCGGCGCGAGCGCGAGCGGTGGCGGCACATGCGGGCCGACTGCTACATCTGCCATCGTCCCATCGACTACGAACTCAAAGCGCCGCATCCATACAGCTTCGTTGTGGACGAGACCATTGCCTTGGCGCGCGGCGGCACGCTCACGCACGACAACAGCGGGCCCGCGCACCGATGGTGCAACGCCATCAAAGGCACGCACAGTCTGGCATGGGCGCGCGAGCGCGTCGCCCAGCTCATCGCCCAGGGCAAAGCCCCGCAGCGCATCGCGCCGGTCTCGGCCGGGCCGATCCGATGCTCGGACTGGTTCGGGGGTGGGGAGTAGACCCCACCCGGCCCCGCCGGGGCGACCACGGGCAAAGCGCCGTTTTTTCCCCGGCCGTTTTTCCACACTTGGCAAGGAGCCGTCATGGTCGCCAGAACGTCGAAAACCACCCGGTCGAAGACCGCGTCAAGGTCGCGCAGGGTCAGCAATGCCGCCGCTTCCGGGGATCGTCGCCGGCTCTTGGTGGCGATGCGCAACCTCATCGCCGAAAAGCTCGACGAAGGGTCGATAAGCTCACGCGACCTCGCGTCATTGACCAAACGGCTCGCGGACATCAGCGCCGAGATCGAAGCGATCGACAAGGCGTCGAACGAGCACGATCCGGCCATGCAGGCCTTGGACACGGAGGACGAACGATTGAATGAGCACGAGGATTGACGGGGCGGCCTGCCAGATCATCCCCGACGAGTTGTACACCAGCGGCGAACCAAGCCTCAACAAGCTCGCCAACGCGGCCGGCGACCGTTTCGACCCGTGGCAGCGGCAGATCAACCGGATCGTGCTCGCCAAAAGCGCCGACGGCTTCTGGTCGGCACGCAACGCCGTCCTGTCGATCCCGCGCCAGACCGGCAAGACCTACGACATCGGCTGGATCGCGATCCACCGCGCCGCACGAACCCCCGGCATGCGCATCGTGTGGACGGCGCAGCACTTCAGCGTCATCAAGGACACGTTCGAAAGCCTGTGCGCGATCGTGCTCAGGCCGGAGATGAGCGGCCTCGTGGACCCCGACCACGGCATCAGTCTTGCCGCCGGCAAGGAAGAGATCAGGTTCCGCAACGGCAGCCGTATCTTCTTCCGCGCCCGCGAACGAGGCGCGCTGCGAGGCGTCAAGAAGATCGCCCTGCTCGTCATCGACGAGGCCCAGCACCTGTCCGACTCGGCGATGGCGTCGATGCTGCCGACCCAGAACCGCGCCTACAACCCCCAGACCATCTACATGGGCACCCCGCCCGGGCCAAGGGACAACGGCGAAGCGTTCACCCGCCTGAGGGACAAAGCGCGCGCGGGCCGCACCCACAGCACCCTCTACGTGGAATTCGCCGCCGACCGCGACGCCGACCCACTCGACCGCGAACAATGGAGGAAAGCCAACCCCAGCTACCCGGCCCACACCAGCGACGAATCCATCGCCAACCTGTGGGAGAACCTCACCGGCGACGACTTCCGGCGCGAAGCCCTCGGCATCTGGGACGAACACGCCCTCAGCCGCGCCATCGACCGCCGCCAATGGGAGGAAGCCACCATCGACGCCCGCCGCCCAGGCGGCGTCATGAGCTTCGGCATCGACATGAACCCCCAACGCACACGCCTGACCATCGGCGCATGCATGCGATACGACGACGGCACCGCCCACATCGAACTCGCCGAATACAGGGACACCAACCTCGACGGCACCATGTGGGCCGTCAACCTCATCGACAAAGTCTGGGAACAAACCGCCGCACTCGTCATCGACGGGCAAAGCCCCGCCACCGCGCTCCTGCCCGACCTCGCCGCCGCCGGCGTCACCGTCACCGTCACCGCCGCCACCGACATGGGCCGCGCCTGCGGCCGCCTCCAGGACATGCTCAGAGACGGCACCCTCACCCACCTGCCCGAAGACGGCCAACAACCACTCTGGCAAGCCGCCAACAAAGCCACCACACGCCCCATCGGCAAAAACGGCCTCTTCGGATGGAACCGACCCGACGACGACACCGACATCAGCCCACTCAACGCCGTCACCCTCGCCCTCCACGGGGCCATGACCACCAGAAGAGACCCCACCCAAGAAACGGAGACATGGTTCTAATGCCCGCCACCGACCACAACGGCCTCGCCATCACCAACCCAGCCACACAAGACGCCTACCTCGCCGTCCAATCCGCCAACATCACCCGCATCAAAGGCGTCGAAGACGACGACATGCCCACCATCCAAAAACTCCTCACAACATGGCGCGACCACTACGCACGCAACATGCTGAGAGCCGAATACTACCAAGCCCGATACCGATACAACGGCGTCGCCTACAGCATCCCCAAACAAATGCGCGCCCTCGCCAAACCGATGATCGGATGGCCCAACAAAGCAGTCCGAGCGCTCGCCGACCTCAACGTGTTCGAGGGCTTCGACGCGCCCGACCCGCTGCAAGCGCAGGTGGACGAGCTCGTGGACGACAACGCATGGGACACCGACATCTCCGAGGCGATCACTAGCGCCTACATCCACGGATGCAGCTTCATCACCGTGTACGAAGACCCCGACGAACCCGGCCGCATCCTCATGCTGCCCCGCTCGGCCGACTGGAGCGCGGGCATCTGGGACCGCCGACGCCGCCGCCTCGGCTCGGCCTTGACCATCACCGACAAGGACGACAGAACCGGGCGCATCACCGCGTTCACCGCATGGCTGCCCGGCAAGGTCTACGAAATCGACGACAGCGAAGGCCAGTGGACGGCGCGGACGATCGAAACCCACCTCGACCGGCCAAGCGTCGTGCCCCTCGTCAACGACGCCCAGTCCTACCATCCGCTGGGCAACAGCCGCATCACCCGCACGCTCATGAACCTGACCGACTTCGGCCTGCGAACCATGGTGCGCATGGAGGCCACCGCCGAATTCTATGCAGCCCCCCGCGTGTGGTTCATCGGAGCGTCGAAGAAGTTCACCGACGACACATGGAGCAGCATCGTGAGCGTCATGAACGGCATGCCCGCCAACAAGAACGGCGACAAACCCACCATGCAGCAGCTCCAGCAGGCATCCATGACCCCGCACGCCGACATGCTGCGCACCATCGCCCTCATGGTCAGCTCCGAAACCGACATCCCCGTCAACGACCTCGGCATCACGATGGACAACCCCGCCTCGGCCGAGGCGATGGCCGAAGCCGAACGCAAGCTCTCCCGCACCGCCGACCGGCAAAACAAGCGCTTCGGCCGCGCGTTGAAGGAAGCCATGAGCATCGCACTGGCCTATCAGGGCGCAGACCCCGACGCATTGCGCGAACTGCGCCCCATCTGGGCACCGGTCAAGGAAACCAGCGACGCCGCCCGCGCAGACTGGTACCAGAAGGTCGCATCCACCAACCCCGACTTCGCCGACAGCGACGTGGGACTCACCCGCGCCGGCCTGACATTGGACGAGATCAAAGCCCACCGGGCCTACGAGAAGCAGAAACGCACCGAAGCGGCCGTGGACACGCTACGCGCCCGCCTGCACGCCGCCGATCAGACCGCCACCGGAACGGAGGCCGAGAATGGACAGCAACAGCCTGCCGCCGAGCAACCTCAGCCCGGCGCAGCGTAAAGCGTTCAACAGCCACCTCAACGACCTGTGGGACAACTACCAGGACGAACTGTCCGACCTCATCATCGAGGCCAAGACGATGGTGCCCAACAGCCTCTACTTCGGCGATGATCCCACCGGCCAAGCCCGCCTACAACTGGAAGACTACGCGCGCAAGGCCAACCTCATCGCACAGGACTACTACAGGAACGTGCGAGCCGCATGGGCCGAAGCCGCCGGCATCACCATGCCCGATTACAAGGAGGCGCAGGTCAGCTCAGACCGCGCCTTCTGGCAGATCGTCGGCGGCTACAACAACACCATGCACGTCGGCGCGAAATTCACCGACGTCATCAACGGACGAAGCAAAGCCGGCCTGACCATGGATCACCTCTGGGCCGTCAACACGCAAGGCTACACCGAAGACGACTGGGCGCGCCTCGCCAAGGACATCATCAACGAGACCGCACGCCTCACCGGACGCTTCACCGCCCAAAACGACCCCACCCGCCCCAAATACGCGCGAGTCCCCCAAGGAAAGACCTGCGCGTTCTGCGCCATGCTCGCATCCCGAGGCTTCGTCTATGCCAGCGAGGACACCGCCGGCAAATGGAACAGATACCACCACGACTGCGACTGCAAGATCGTCCCCTCATGGGGAGAGACCAAACTCGAAGGCTACGACCCCGACAAGTTCAAGCGCATGTACAAGGCCGCGAAATCACGAGCTGGCACTTCGGAAACCAATGCCGTAATGAAGACCATGAACCACATGTTTCCCGACGAGCTCACCTCTGGGGTGTTCGAACTATCGGCCGAATGGCCCGCCGAGGTCATCCAGCCACGGGCGAAAACATGGGATCATGTCTTCGAGAACCACGGTCCCGACGCGACAGTACCCGGCAAGACCCATTTTCCGAAGGAATGGGACGAGAAGAAAATCAAGTGGGCTGTAGAGGAGACCGTCGTGGCTCCCGACCTCGTCATACCGGCTGGCAGGGAACGTCAAACCCTGTATAAGATAGTGGAAGACGAGATCGTCCGCGTGTGGCTCCAGAAAACCAGAAACACCGGCGGTCGATTCACCGTCCACACGGCACACCCAGTCGTGCCGCAGCAAAAGGAGAAGCTATGGCAACAGATTCGCAATGCGAAGCCGCATACCGGCGGCTGAGGCCATACTGCGACGTCCTTGAGGAAGCCGAGGAACTGGATTACGGCCTAGCCGCCGGCGAACAGTACTACGCCCTGAGCTGGCTCATCGCCGCGATCCTCGAAAACCACGTAACCGTGCCGCAAGAACCCCTGCTCGACGCCTTCGGACTGCTCGAAGATGAAGACAAGGACGAATACGCCTCGGCCCTCGACAAAGAACTGGCCCAGACGACATAGCGCCGGCCCATTCAAGCCACCCTCATGCGGGTGGCTTTTTCAATGCCCGAAGACGGGCATCCAAGTTTTCAGCCACCCGCACGGGTGGCTTTTTCAATGCCCGGAAAGGGCTCAACCACAAGGAGAACAACCATGTTCCTCAACCACACACCCCGTCACGTCCGATTCGTCGCGGCCCCGCCGGAAGGCGGCATGGCTTCCGGCGGGGCCGACCAGCCAGCCGCGTCTTCCGAATCCGAGGATGTCGGCGAACCGATCGACTGGGAAGCCAAATACAAGGAAGCCCTCGGACACTCGCGCGACTGGGAAAAGAAAGCGAAGGCCAACAAGGCCGCCGCCGACGAGCTGGAAAAGCTCAAGGAAGCGAGCATGACCGAACAGGAAAAGGCCGCCAAACACGTCAAGGAACTCGAAGACAAGGTCGCCTCCTACGAAACCGCCAAGCAGCGGGCCGAGTGGAAGGCGCAGGCGTCGGCCGAGACCGGCGTACCCGCCGACGTGATCGAAGGCGACAGCCTCGAAGCCATGCAATCGCACGCCAAGCGCATCCACGAGCTGCTCAACCCCAAACCCAAGGCCCCGGCCGTGCACGGCGCGGACCGCCAGCCGTCCGGCAAAGGCCCGAACGAGAGCATGGTCAACTACCTGCGCAACCTCGGCCTCTAACCGGCCAACATCTCCTCACCCCTCATCTGAAAGGAAACCATCATCATGGCACTCGACACCAGCAAGGTGCTGCTCCCCAAGGAAGTAGCCACCGTCATCACCAAGCGCGCCAAGGACACCAGCACCATCGCCGCGCTCTCCCCGAGCGAACCCCAGCTCTTCCTCGACAAGGACTACATGGTCTTCACCGGCAATTCCGAAGCCGAGGTCGTCGCCGAAGGCGCACAGAAGTCCAGCTACGAGGAAACCCTCACCCCGGTCGTCGGCAAACGCTTCAAGGTGCAGACCACCACCCGCGTCAGCAACGAGCTCCAGTGGGCCGACGAAGACGCCAAACTGGAGATCACCAGCAAGATTCTGGCAGACCAGGCCGCCGCAATGGGCCGCGTCCTCGACTACGTCATCTACCACGCCTTCGACCCCAAGAAGAAGACGACCCTCGAAGGCTTCAACGCGCTCGCCAAAACCGCGGTCGGCGTGCCGGCCACCGACGACCGCGTCGCCGACATCGACAGCCTCGCCGAGGCCGTCAGCGACGAGTACGACATCAACGGCATCGCCATGTCCAAGACCATGGCGAACGAGCTGCGCAAGATTCGCGTTCCCTCCACCGGCCAGCGCTTCTACCCGGAAATCCCGATCAACCTCCAGGTCGGCAACCTCGACGGCATCCCCGCCGCCACGTCCGGCACGGTCAACGGCCGCCTCATCACCCCTGCGACCGGCATCCTCGCCTTCCTCGGCGACTTCCGCCTCATCCGCTGGGGCATGGTGCGCGACATCTGGAGCGAGATCATCGAATACGGCGACCCCGACAACACCGGCAAGGACCTCAAGGGCGTCAACCAGATCGCCTACCGCACCGAGGCCATGTACTCCTACGCGATCCTCGACCCCAAGGGCATCGCCGTGCTCAAGAAGCCGACCTCCACCGGCAGGGCGGCCAAGTGATGGCCGCGCCCCTCACCCAGACGCTCGTAGTGCAGAAAACCGACGAGGCCGACGAGGCCGGCCTCGCCATCCCTGTGCGTCTGGTAAAGCCCGACGGCACCCCGTTCGCCGAAGGCGTCGCCACCATCGCATGGTCGGCCATCACCGGCAAGCCGTCTACGTTCACGCCGCCCGCGCCGACCGCCGGCGCG